AGTATTGTTATCAGCAGTGGTGTTTGCATCTAGAGCATTTGCTCCTAAAGCTGTATTATTATCACCCTCTGTATTGGCAATTAAAGCATCTAATCCAATCCCGACATTAGAAGCTCCACTGGTGTTGGCTGTCAAAGAATTATATCCAACTGCTGTATTTCCCTCTGCCGTTGATGCAGCATCTAAAGAAGCATAACCAATAGCTATATTTTTACTTCCTGTAGTATTAGCTGCTAACGCACCAGATCCAACTGCTACATTTCTTATCCCAGACGTAAGTTCAGTTAGTGAGTTTTTTCCAATAGCTGTGTTATGATCTCCTGAAACATTTGCATCTAGAGCACCCTCTCCTAAAACAGTATTATTTGAAACAGAGTTAGCACCCTTACCGATATTTATTGAATTTATAGTTCCATCAACTGCAAACGCTGGTCCACCAGCAAGAGTAAATAAATTTATATGAGCATTATTAGACGTATTTCTAAGCTGCATAATACTTGATGTGGTATTAGCAAAAAACTGACTTGCGTAGTTTGTAGATGGTGCAGATGAACCAGAGTTATTTGATGATATTGCTAGTAATGCGTTGTTAATATCAGCCCTGACATTAGCTCCTGTAGAGTTGTCTATAACATAATCGTGTTGAGCCATTACCTAATCCATTTTTATTTAAGTATATCTTAATTTATCACTAACTACCACGACCAAAACCAACAGCAGTATAACTAAATGTTTTATCTTGGACAGCATTACCTGCATTTAAAAACTTAATTGTAAATCCTGTACCAGATATATTAGAAATTTCAAATCTTTCATTAGCACCTAAATCAATAGCAGTAATACCAATACTAGGTAATTGTGAATTTGCTGCAACATCAGTACCAGTAGCACCTGTAAAGAACGCATGGTCAAAGGTAACTGCTAATCCAGATGATGATGTGCCAGAACTTAGATTAGATTTTTGTTCTGTTCTTCTATCTAATTCTGCTGTATATCCTAATTGATCTATCTCTATACTTTGTGCAGGGTCATCACTATCCATTTCACATCTAAATTTAAATCCTCTACCTATATGAGTACCATTAGCAAAAGTGTTAAATGTTTTACCTGTAAAATCACTATCTTGATAACTGGAACCATTACCTGGTGCAGCAGTTGTAGTAGCAACTAATAATTTAGCGTTAACATCAAATGCTGTTGCAGCGTCAAAATCTGTCCATGTATCTATATTTGCTGTTCTCCTGTCTATTAAATCATTAGGATAAAAACCCTGTGTTACAAAATGTCTTGTTAATCTCAATGGATGCACAGAACCTAAATCTAAAATACTTGCGAAATCATAAGTACCACCAGTTATGTCTACAGCACCTAAAAAGTCAAAATCTGCAATAGCATCAAAGTCTGCTACATCATCTAATGTTTCTAATGAACCTAATACAAGTCCATTTACTTCATCACTAAAAAAACAATCTACTTTAGTACCTGCGAAAGGCGGGCTGTCTGTATCTTCTCTATCAGAAAATGTTAGTAGTTTAGGTTGTGGGTCAGGATTAGTTACAACAACAGATGCCTCACCTGCACTTAACCTTCCACCATCATCTCTAAATTTAAGAATATACTCACCATTAATTGCTGGAACAAGCGTTTCGCTAACTGACCCTGGCAATCTAGGGATAATATCAACAGAATTAGTAAAAGTACCAGTACCATCTGTGAGATTACTGTGCCTTACAACAACATTACCACCATGTATAACATCAACATCTGTAGATTGATTAAAACGCAAACGTAATAGTTGATCTGATACTGGTTCTACAAGTAGACCTGTAACATCAGCAGGTACAGCAGTTTTACCAACAGCATTAAATGTTAAAGTTGTGGGTTGTACACTAGGTTCAAAAAATGCATTATAACTATATACTTCAAATTCATATGTACCTAATTCAGTATCGAATATTTCAAAAACAGGACTTTGTACAATAGTTGTCTGGAAACTACCATTATTAAATTTATGTTTTATTGAATACTGAGATACACCTGCTACTGGTTGCCATGAAACAATTAACTTACTCACTGCTCTATCACCAAGAACAATAATTCTTTCTTCTGCTGCAATACTACTTGGTGCAGGTTTTGGTTCTATTAGATTTGTGATAACAGGTATTGTTATGGCTGCACCATCTTCTACAAATGCATATTTTGCAGAATTATGAAACATTGCTGCAATTGTAAATAAATTATTGTCTTCTTTAACAGATATGACCTTAAAATCTTCTGTTTCTGTTGTGGCTCTTACCAATAACCACATTCCATTAACTTGTGGTGCAGAAGCATATGCACTAGAAACTGTAATAACAGAACCAGATATTGTTGATATTGTTTGCGTTTCTAATGTTCCATCTGTAAGTATTACTGATAACTGATCACCAGATGCTGCTTCTGTGGGTAAATCTTTTGTATTATCAACTGTAATTTGTGTTGTTGTAGCTGCTGATATTCTTCCTGATCTTCTTACTCCACTACGAACAGGGTCTTGAACAGTAATAATATCTCCAGGTCTTATCAATGAACCTGCATCTGCTGTTGTAGTGAATGCAACTGTTTCAGTTTCATTGTTTTGTGTGTAAAGATGCCACAAACCCATTCTTCTTGCTTGTGCCTGATCACTACAACCTATAGCTTCTATATTTTTTACAACAACACCATATTTAGATTGATTTGCAGAAGTATCTTCAACAGTTTCATATTCATATGTTCTAGTCTCATTCTGAAAATATTTAACATTTACTACTGTATCTTTTGTAGCTTGGCTAACACCTGTGTAAACAAAACCATCTTCTGTTACATTTGCGTAGGAAAAGAAATAACTACTTGTTGTCGGTCTGTCTTGTGAAAGAGTTATCTTACCATCTTCGTAAAATAAACTTGCTCTCATTGTTGATGCAATTTTGTTTAATAATGTATATGCCTGATGGCTACTTTGGATAACAATATTGCAACTAAATCTAGGCGATGTACCACCTTGACCATTATCTATTAGAGTAGAGTTATATTCTGATGCAGAATAAAAAGCATATTTATCTACTTGATCTTCAGAAACAAAATCACCAAAACCCGCCCTTGTTTCTGTAATAATGTCATATAAAACCCATGCTGGATCATTACAATATTCTTTTGTTGTTTTTAAAGTTCCATTAAAAGAACCACTAAACGACAAACTGCCATCAGACCTTACAGTTGCGTTATGTGGAATTTTTATTAATCTTCCACGAACTCTATATGTACGTCTTGGAATAGATCTAAATATTTCCGAGTCAAATCTTAATGCACTTACAGCAGTATTTGCAAATGCACTTGGATCAAAAATTAATTCAGTTATTGAGGTAAGTTCAAATGCATTTTGCAATAAATTATCTGTACTATCAGCTGTTACTCTCGTAACAGTTACAGTTAAAGGGAAATCAGTACTCTCTATATCATCAGGTAAAAATATTATATGATCTTTAAAATAAGGTGATGTGCTTTTTCCTGTTATGCTTCCACCACCAGTATGAATATCACGATCTAAACCAGTAAGGTTACCAGTTGTATTTATTTTTTTTAATAAAGTGCCTGCTTGATCCTTTACTTCTATTGTATATTCAACAGTTGTACCTGATATATTTCCATCATCTTCAATTTTTTGTAATCTTGGAAAGCCTATAGTAACTCTTACACCTTCAGTAGACGTATCTGTAATAGTTATTACTTGTGGACTTGCAACAGTAACAGTAACACCAACAGTTCTATCTCTTTCAGTTTCTTTTAACCCTGGTATTTTTGTTTGTGAAGATGTACCAAAACGTGGAATAAATCTTGGTCTATTTGAATCAGCAGTACCAAAATTAAAATCAGAATCATCTGGATCTGTATTTGGTGCTGATTGTTTTAGTACTTGTGTATTATTTAAAAATACATCTTTCAAACTAGTTGTGTTGTAATTATTTGTTCCTTGTGTATGACCAGCAGCTATAGCAGATGGAAAACCTGCAATCTCTCCTTCTGCAATAACATCTACTAAAGTAACAAACTGACGAGAACCAATCTCGCCTTCTTTCATTTCATTATCGTAATATCTTACATTAAGCTGACCTTCAACATCATTCTTTTTGAATCTAAGACTATTTGCATCAGTAATATCACTTGGTATAGTCATAATTAATCCTTGAATACAGGGGCAGTGTCTGTACCAGAACTGACGACAATTGAGCCAGTAAATACTTCTCCATATATTAAAGGTATACAAACACCACTTCTACTAACATTTTGTATTCCACTAAATGAGTAGTTAACTCTACTATCTGTCTCACTTAATCCACTTTCTACATCACCTACATTTGGCTGTTGCTGTGGAAATAGCATATTTGTAACACCACTTATAGCCATTGATGTACCAATAGCTGTTAATACACTACCAATAGCTGCAAACACTGCACCTCCTACAGCAGTTGCAGCAGCACCTGCACCAAAAAATGCAGCAGCAACCCAAAACCATGCACCAGATACCACAGGAATAATTCTAATTTCACCCTCACTATGTACTAACAAATCATCTTCTGTTTTTACAACATCATTATTAATAGTTATGCGGTACATATTTTCTTGTAAATGTTTATTTATTTGAGGATAATTACAAACAAGATATTTATATACATCTTTCATATTTTTTACATCTGCATAAGTAACGTGCCATCCTACTAATTCTGCTAATCTTCCATATACTTTTATTTTGCGTAAACCTTCTTCATCTTCTGTTTTTTCCCTATCTATAAATTTATCTCTTGTAAGCATTGGCTTATGTATTTTTGGTTTTAATTCTTGTACACGATCTTTTTTTGGATCAAATATAAACCAAGATAATCCAAGAAAATCACAATTTTTTATATCTTCTTCTGAGGCTGTTAAATCTCCGTTTGGGTGTGAATGACATATATGTAATACAGTTCCAGTTTCTTCTGCTTTTGCATAATCTTCTGGATCAATAGTAAAACTATTTGCACCTTCTATAGCTATATTTTTACAGGGAAAATACTCTATTCTGCTATCTACATCTATAACAAGACCACAAGATTCTTCTGGTAAACAAACTTTTGCGTGATGTAATGCCTGTTCTTGCCAAGTGTTCATGCAAACGTACCAACAGATGGGAAATCTTTTCTTGTTATTATTCTCTTAGGTGCATTACGATTTTGCAAGTCTAAAGATGATGTACATTCAAATTCTACAAAATCTTTACTTTCTACAGTTTTTCTATCTATAAAAAATGTTTGATTTTCATATGTATTATTAGCAGGTGTACCGTATGGATTTGTTCCTGATTCAAAATTAGCATTATCTAAATAACGCAACATTGTAACTTTTCGTACAAATTTAGCACCATTAAGATCATTTTTAGGCGTAGTTAGGTTTGCTTGTGTCATTAACGCAGTAACAGTAGACAATATATTGCTAATCCTTAATGTAGGTCTTGGCCTAGATGATCTTGTAGCTTGATACTCAAATCCATTTGCTTCTATTGGTATGCGTGTATATGTATTACCTTGAAAAACAACATTATATGTAGTGTTCATATTAATACCATTATGAAATCTACTTACATCACTACTGCCATGTAATGCAGCAACTAAATGTATTTCAAACAATTCAATCTTTGCACTAGGATTTACTTTTTGCAACTCTTCTGTAGGTATTGCCATTATGGTTCAAATACCTCCTCAAAAGTAGCTGATATTGTTGCACGATTTGCAAAGTTAATTGTTTTGTTCCATGTTTTACAAACAAATTGTGAAGCACCAGATTTTGTTACTGTACAGTTTCCAGAATTAGTACCACTACTATCAGCAGTAATCGTAAATACATTTGCACTTGTCAGAGACACTACAGAAAAATCACCATCTGTTGCACTGCCAGAAGTAAAATTTACAGTAATAGAATCATTAGCAAATAATTGATGATCAGTAATTGTTATTGTTATGGTTGTCCCGCTTTGACTATATGTACCTGTTTTTGAATAATCTTCACCAGGTGGTGTAAACGTAAATGATGCCTGATCTAATGCTCTCTCATTTAAAAAATATTCTATTGTATCACTTTCAGCTTCTGTAATATTTTCAAACTTTAGAGAATAATTTTTAGGATTTTGATGTGCTGCAATTCCTATCAATTGACGCTGCTCAAATCCATCAGCATATCGTATGCTTTTTATATTAGGTTTACTTATTTTACGCTGTCCAAATGATGGGTTAATAGCAGGGAAAGTAGCCATAGTTATGCGTTAGATAAAAGTCCTCCAGCACGTTTTTGTGCAATCAATTCAGATTGTATAGCTTGTGCTAATACATTACCAAATTCATTTGCCTGACCAGTATCTCCTTCTACAGAAGAACCCGATGCATCTACGTTTACAACTATATTAGTAGATCCACCACCAGATGCCTCAACTCCTAAATTACCAGAACGACCACGTTTCAGAGGAAGTATCGCTTCTGGCATACCAGCTTCACCCATAAGACCTAAATTACCAGATGCTCCGTAACGGAAAAATGTTGGCTGTGTTACGACACCACCTTTTGCATAGGCTTGTATTTTTCCATCTTTACCGAATACACCACCAGTAGCATTTAGATCAAGACCAAGATTAAATAAATTATCTATACCTCTAAGTAATGGCATCATAATTTTTTGCCTAATAATTATTCTGTTAATATCTGCTATTAATGATCTTGCAAAATCACTAAAATTTAACTTGCCTGTCATTGTGTATTGCACTAATGCATCTTCCATATTTTTAAAAGCTTTAACGACAACATCTTGTATTTGTTTGTTTATATCTTTAATGGTATTTACATAACTCTGCATTCCATCTTTTAAATTATCTAATAAAGTTACTTGTTTTTGTAAAGCATCTGTTTTTTTGCCTTCTATTTCTGCTTCTTCTTTTTCTTTTTCCTTTTGTAATGCCTCAAGTCTTGCTTCTAATTCATCTATTTGTCTTTCCAAACTTGTTTTTGCACGTTTATTACTAGCAGGTGAGCTTTCTAGTGTTTTTCTTGCTCTTTCTAGCTCTCTTGTTGTTTTGGCTATAGCATTTTCTATTCCTATACCCATAAATCGTTTAAAAGCGTCTATTGCTTCTGTAATAGATCTAACAATATCAGCAAAAACAGATTGAAACTGTGAACCTATTGGAATAAGAATATCACCAAGAGAATCTTTTAGATTACTCATTTCAGTTTTTAATCTATCCCCCGCCGCTTCTGGTGCTAACGCTAGTTTCTTTGCATTACCCTCATAGGTTGTTGTTAACCTTGTCGTAAAATTCATAAAGTCATCTAGCGTGACCTTACCCTGCTCTAATGCTTTATCTAATTCAGCAGGTGTCTTACCCATAGACTCAGCAAACAATGTAAAAGCCCCAGGCAAGCGTTCACCGAGTTGTTGTCTGAGTTCTTCAGCCGATACCTTACCTTTTGAGAAGACCTGTGCAGTTGCTCGCATCGCAGATTTCATATCTTCTAACGATCCACCAGTACCTCTAATACCAGAAGCAATAGCAGTAAATGCCTTCTGTGCATCTTCTACAGATAATCCAGCACCTTTAACAGATGCTGTTAAAGATGTAAACTGACGCACAATAACGTCTTGTGGTATTGCTAAATCTTTTGATGTTTTCTTTAAAAAAGATTGTGATTTATTAAATTTATCAGTATCTCCTATAACAAGTTTTAATGCTCTTCTTTGTTTCTCAAGTGCTGCATCATATTGTGCTACTTCTGCTATAGCACCAGTAAATTGTCCGACCTGTGCGCCAACAGCACCACCAACTGCTGCACCTGCTACACCACCAAAAACACCACCTATCGCAGAACCTATAGCACCTTCTGCACCACCAAAAACTCCAGCTGCTGCTACTGTTCCACCTATCTTTGCAATATTACCTAACCTGCCTTTACCACCCATACCTTTTCTGGCAGTGGCTTGCATTTTTCTTAACTCACGTTCTAATCTATTTGCTTCCCTTGTAGCTTCTTTAAAACGATTACTGTTAAATTTAACACTAGAAGCTAGTGTTCGATAAGAATTAGCTAATGCCCTGGTATTATTTATACTTTTTACATTTGTTGTCTCAAACTTTTTTAAATCATTTACTAATTTTTTTGTATTTGTACCTGCCGAAATTGTTCCTTTACTTAGACCTTTTAAACTACTAGTTAGACCACGAATTTTATCTACACCTGTAGTTGTTACTTCTATATCTAATTGAGTTTGTTGCCTTGCCATTATTTTTTATCCTTTTGCATAATTGACAATGCTTCGTATTCCATTACTTGTATTCCTTCAAACATAGCAACAGAATCTTTAACTGTATATATTTTACACAAGTATTCCAAAGATTTATAGTTTATGCCACTTAATCCAGCCATACTGACATACCACTGTGTAGATAACTTCCAGAACATATTAACAATCTCTCTATTATCCTCCCAAACAATACAATCATGAGTACGTTTATTTTTCTTCTCGGCTGCGATTTGTTCTTCTGTTGCACCAAATGCTTTTAATGCTTCTACTGTTTCATCTATAACTTCTCCCTGCACCCAATATCTCGCAGCCTCTTTTAGTTTTTTTCAGAAGCTCCTTTCATACTCTCGCCAAATGCTTCAATAATACCTTTAACAATAAAATGATTATCAGTTAACGCCTCAAAGTTTTCATCATTAAATAGAATGTCATTACCATCATCATCTTTAATACCTATCCAACCAACTAATACACTTTTTACAAAATTTTCATCATCCTCTTCTTCTACAAGTTTAGCAAAAGCTTTACGACCAATATTTTTAAATTTAGCCGTAAAGGTTTCTTTTTTAAATTTGCCTTTTTCTGGCGATTGAACAGTTACCTCCCAATCATATTCAGTAACTTTTTTGAAAACTAATGCCATAAATTAAGTCATTACAATACTTAGCTCATTATTACCTGCTGTTGTAGGTAATGCCAAGTACGGTAAGTTTAGTGCATTTACACCGCCAGTATCAGCACGTGTAACTCCTGTTATATCTGTCTGAGGAACATTCACAGTAATAATGTTACCAGCAGTAGCACCAAGAACGATAGAAGTATTACCTGTTGCAGTAGCAACAGCTTTAGCAAAATAATCTGTTGTAGCTCTAACTGGTTCTTCTATTACAGCAGTACCACCAGGCGCACGATTAGTAATCAATACCTCTTGACTAGATGCTGTCTCTTTATATAGCACTTCATTGTTAAGTGCTAAGTCAAAAGATTCTATTCTCTGTGATGTAGCACCATGAAATGTTGCAGTTGTAATGTTTGTATCATTTACTTCTAATGCTGCTGATTGGTTGGCAACTGTAAATGTACCAGACATCGCTGTACTATCTGGAGCATTATATATTCCAGTAAATTCAAAGTTGATCTGAGCAAACTGACCTGCTGCCATTGAAATAGTAGCTGTTCCTCTGCACCCTGTTATAACGTGCCTTGTAGCACCATAAAAACAAAGAATTGTACAACTAGAAAAAGATGAACTAACAGGAGCATAAGTAACACTAGTTGAACTAGCTATAGTCTCGGAAAGTCCACAACTTTTTAGCAAAGGTGATAAAGCACTTGCAGTACCTGCTGCACCTGATCCTGATAGTTCAGCACCAAAAGATACTGCTACACGTTTGTTAGCAAGTAATGTGCCTTGTGTACTGTTACCTAAAAATCCTTGAAAGGTAGGTGCTTGTACGTTATCGGATTCGATTGGTGTTACTTCTATGTCAGTAACTTGAATAGCATTAGAACCAGCTACAGGAGATGGATTACTCCCATAAGATGATTCAATCTTTGCTAGTAGTTTTGT